AATGTCTCCCTTTTCACTTCCGAAGGTAAATTAAAATTTAGGTTAGCACAGAAAGCTTTGAGAGAACTGGGTGATCTTAGTGATAGGGTAATGATTCAGCGAGAAGCCTTACAAGCTTTGAGAACTGACATCATGGACTTAGAATGTAATCTAGATACTAAGATTATAGCTGAGAGAGCGAGGACTGAGGACGGTAAGTTTATTGCTGATGATCCTGATACACCAGATGTAAACGAAGCCTATGTTAAAATTGAATAAGAGGAATAGCCAATGGCATTTGCCAAATATCATTTGCCCTGTCCTGAATGTGGAGGCAGTGATCCTGTCTCTATTAATGAAGATGGATCGGGGCATTGCTTTAGTTGTAACAAACATTTCAGAGACTATGAAGGAGCTTGTAATGGTGAAACACCAACAATCCCACCACCTGTGGATATAAAACAATATAGGAACAATGCTATGAACCATGCAGAAGGAGAGTTTATAGCCCTAACAGATCGTGGTATATCTTTAGAGTCTGCCAAAGCCTTTGGGGTTAAGGCAGTAAAAGATTATAAAGGTAATATAATAAAGCATCTCTACCCTTACTATGTAGCCAATGAAATTGTAGGTTACAAAGTAAGAGAACAAAACAAGATGTTCACATGGAAGGGTAGTGGACAGGACAGCGGTTTATTTGGGGAGCAACTATGGCCTTCTGGCGGTAAGTTTATCACTCTTGTTGAAGGTGAGTGTGATGCAATGGCAGCTTATGAATTGCTTGGTTCCAAATGGCCTGTAGTTTCTATTAAGAATGGGGCTTCCGCTGCAGTTAAAGATGTTAGACAATCACTAGAATTTTTAGAGCAGTATGATAATGTAGTTATAAACTTTGATAATGACAAGGCAGGTAAAGAAGCTGCTAAGAAAGTAGCTACATTATTAACTCCGGGGAAAGCTAAGATAGTCAACTTACCTGACGAGTTTAAAGATGCTAATGATATGTTACACAAAGGGCAGAGGTCTGCTCATGCTTATACATCAGCTTGGTGGAACGCAAAGATATATACTCCAAGTGGTGTACTCAATGCTAAAGATCTTAAAGATAAATACTTTAACAGAGAGACTAAAGAGTCTGTGCCTTATCCGTGGGAGGGGCTAAACAAAAAGCTTTATGGTCTTAGAGCAGGAGAGCTTATTACTTTAACAGGTGGTACTGGTCTAGGTAAATCTAGTATTACTAGAGAACTAGAGCATTGGTTAATCACAAACACTGAGGACAACGTAGGTATCGTAGCCTTAGAAGAGCATGACATGAGGACACTTGATTGTCTGATGTCTATAGAAGCTAATGATAGGCTATATGTAGACCATGTTAGAGAAGCCCATGACCCACAATATCTCAAGGATATATACAATAGGATATATGATAATGGCAGGGTCTGGATTCATGCTCACTTCGGGGCCAATGATATAGATGCTATCTTTAGTAAGATTAGATTTATGATCATAGGCTGTGGCTGTAAGTGGGTAGTGGTTGATCATCTACATATGCTTGTATCCTCATCAACTGAGGGGGATGAACGCAGAACTATTGATAGTATTATGACTAGGCTTCGATCCATTGTGGAAGAAACAGGGGCAGGGATGATACTAGTTTCTCATTTGCGTAGAGTAGAAGGCAACAGGGGGCATGAGAATGGAGTTACTGTAGGGCTTAATCACTTGCGAGGCTCTCAGTCTATTGCTCAGTTGTCTGATTGTGTTATAGCTTTAGAACGTAACCAACAATCGGATGATCCTATAGAAGCTCAGACAACTCATCTGCGTGTACTTAAATCTAGATATACTGGTGATGTAGGAATGGCTACCCATTTGCTATACAATCAGGATACTGGTAGGCTTTCAGAAGTAGATGCTCAAGATTATGTAGATGATGGAGAAGAGTTATGAGTTCCTTAGTATTTGACGTAGAGACTGATGGCCTAGATGCCACAAAGATTTGGTGTCTAAGTACCTGCGATACTAACACAGAGGAGTTGAACTCTTACTATGGTAATACACTACAAGAAGGACTTAGTAAGTTACAGGAGGCTGATAAACTTATTGGTCATAACATTATCGGTTTTGATATTCCTGTTATTCATAGGCTTACTGGCATTGATCTATCTACTAAACCATTAGTAGATACTTTAGTGTTGTCTCGTTTATTCAATCCAGTTCGGGAAGGCAATCATGGCCTAGAATCATGGGGCTTTAGACTAAAGTTTCCTAAGATTGAGTTTGACGATTATGGACACTTTTCTCAGGAGATGGTGACATATTGTGAGAGGGATGTACTCTTAAACAAAAGAGTGTACGATGCTCTTAGCAAAGAGAAGCAGGGGTTCTCTAGAGATTCTATAAACTTAGAACAGAACATTGCTGGTATCTTAAACAAGCAAAGAGAGAAGGGCTTTCTACTTGATGTTAGACATGCCTGTCTATTACTTGCTACATTAAAAGATAAGCTTGATGCTACTGTTGTAGAAGTACACAAGGAATTTAAACCTGAAGAACATACCTTGATATTATATCCTGTTAAAACTGGTGCAGGTAAACTATCTAAGATGGCTGTGGATTCTAAAGGAGTTAAGTATAGACTAAATTCTGATGAGTACGATGCCCTGAATGAGCAAGATGAAATAAAAAGGATAAGCCGTACAGAGTTTAACTTGGGTTCACGTAAACAGATTGGTGAGTACTTAAAGAAGTTTGGTTGGAAGCCAACTAAGTTTACACCTACTGGTCAACCTATTGTAGATGAGGGTACTCTTAAAAGAATAAAGAATATACCTCAAGCTACACTCATTGCTGACTATCTTATGTATCAGAAAAGAATAGCACAGATAAAATCTTGGATAGATAATGTAGATAGTATAGATAGGGTACATGGTTTTGTGAATCCCAATGGTACGATCACAGGAAGGATGACTCACAGAGAACCTAATCTTGCTCAAGTACCTAACTCTAATGCTCCTTATGGGACAGAGTGTCGTGCTTGTTGGACAGTTCCTAAAGATTATAATCTAGTAGGGATTGATGCCTCTGGATTAGAACTAAGAATGCTTGCTCACTATATGGACGATGAGGACTTTACTAATGAAATATTACACGGAGACATACACACCGCTAATCAAAACCTTGCAGGACTTGAATCAAGAAATCAGGCTAAAACTTTCATCTATGCCTTTATCTACGGAGCAGGAAATGAAAAACTTGGAACAGTGGTTGGGGGAGGTAAGCAAGATGGTCAAAGACTTAAACAACGTTTCCTCGATAATCTCCCATCACTTAGGCATCTTAAAGATAGAGTTACAAGAGCATCAGCAAAAGGCTACATCAAAGGGTTAGATGGTAGGAAGATATACATTAGGTCAGCACACTCAGCCCTCAATGCTTTACTGCAGGGCGGTGGCAGTATCGTAATGAAGAAAGCATTAGAGCTACTTAACAGTTACATTATAGATAATAATTTAGATGCTCACTTTGTAGCTAACATACATGATGAATGGCAGATAGAAGTTATAAAGAAAGATGCTAAACTTGTAGGTGAGCTAGGTATAAAGGCAATACAAAACGCAGGACTTGCTTTCAATATGAAGTGTCCTTTAGATGGTGAATATAATATAGGAGATAACTGGAGTGAAACACATTAAATTAAGTAATCAAAAAAAGTTTGAAATATTTCATAAAAACAACGGCCATGTTTTATCTGAGTTAATTAAACTTTGTGAACACGCTGTACAATTTGGAAGAAGAAAATTAAGTATGAGTCAAATGTTTGAAGTTCTCCGTTGGGACTATAGTTTTAAAACAGATGCTCAAGATTTTAAATTATGTAATAGTTACAGAGCTTATTATACTAGATTAATAAGAAAAGTACGTCCCGAACTTGGTAATCTAATAACTTCTAAAAAATCTGAGGCTGATTTAAATGAAAATTAAACATGATCCAAATAGAGTAGGTGATCTAGCAGAACATTATGCTATTACATGGTTGTGGGATAATGGCTATCATGTTTTTAAAAACTGTGGCTGTACTGGGCCAGTGGATATTGTAGCTATGTGTCCTAAAGGAGAAATAAAATTGATTGATGTTAAGTCATATAAAGATGGTAGGCTGTCAGCAAAAACTCCATTACAAAAAGAGTTGAAGGTACAGTACTTACATTACAATTCAGAGAGTCGCAAATGTAGATTTGTGAATCATAGAATATGAGTACTGCAACTTTAGTTGAAGACATATATAAAACCTTAGAGCCTTTATCAGATGGTAAGCCTCTGGATATATCTGAACAACAGATAGAAGACTTTGGTGAGGCTATGAAAGATGTAATGCGCTCTTGGTCTAACCCAACTAAAAGAGATTCTAACTTTTCTATACGGATGTCTAATGTAGGCAAACCTGCTAGGCGTTTGTGGTTTGATAGCCAAGCTACAGACAAAGAATCTTTTAAAACTAATTCTCCTACACAGATTAAGTTTCTCTATGGTCATATGCTAGAAGAACTAGTTAAACTTTTTGTTGTTATATCTGGGCATGATATAACTGGAGAACAAAAACAAGTTGTGGTTGACAACATAACTGGACACATAGACTGCATCATAGATGATGAAGTTGTTGATATAAA